CACTGAGCGAATGCGCCAGGGAAAAGACGACTGCCAGGGAAAAAGTGATGCCCACTTGCGTCCAATCGATGGTGCCATTGCCCACGAGGAGCGTTCCAATGCTGGCAATACCAGCAATCAAGGCTGTGATAGCCATAGACTCAGCAAATTGAATGAGTGCTTTTTGGGTTGGTGAATTCATGATAATACCTCTTGAGCGAAGAACTATGAGGCCTTGGCCAGGGCCTCGATTTGTGCAAGTTTATCAGTGAAAGCAGCTATTTGCTGCTGAAGTTGGGTGATGGTGGCTTCGTTGGCTGCGCTGGCAAGCTGCTGCTTGAGCGTGTCCAGTTGCTGCTGAAGTTGCGTGATGGTTGTGCCGTTCTGGTCACGCAGGGCAATCAATCCGTTTTTCTCAGTAACCACTGAGTTATACGCCGTTTGCAGTGCGGTGAGCTTGCCACTAATCGCCAAGTACTGTGGTGAGGACTCAATGTGCAGGACATACACGCTGCCAGCCGCAGGAGGCCCGTCTAGTGCGTGTGCAGGGTCATAGGCGACCACACCACGCTCATACGCCTGTACGCGGCATTCTGGGTGCCCTGTGACGTTGGGGTTGATCTCATCAGTGATGGGCAAGCCAAGATAGGTCGCACCGCATAAGGCGTCTCCACCATAGCGCTGATAGAATTTCAGGATCTCGCCAAGGATATGTTTGCCAGTGCTCTTGCAGTGCCATTGGCCTGCCGGTGACTCCTCAAAGTAGGTTGTCACGTTTTGTAGGCTAATCACGGTTTGTTCCTCCTGTGGTGGTGTCGATGATGCGGATTCAGGGAACGTTGCTACAACTTGATCAACTAAAGCAGGATTGGCAATGGCCAGATCGTAGTACCAGATTGATATGGCAGGATGTCCTTGCGAGGCGGCACTCTGCGCAATCGTGACGGGATGATTGACGCCAAAGCTCTGGTCTAAGATGACAGTCGGGATCAAGAACGACGCGCCATCATTCGCGAACTCTTGCCAGAAGCCAGCCAAGTAGTCATTGTATTGTTGTGGCATAAACACGTCAGTCGCTGGAGCCAGAGCCCTGATAACGTCACTCCATGCCTGCTCGGATGGATCGGCCCATGTCGATATGAGCAGCATGCCTGGCACTGGTCGGAGTGCAGCCGCTAGCGTGTTGGCTGATGCTACATCCCCGTTCCATTCAACTTCCATGTCAATGCACAGGATGCCATCGGCCTGCATGTATGCTTTGTATAGCTCAATCTCTCCTGCCAAGCCACCCAACGTGTTGCCCTTCGAGTAGAAGTACGCAATCGCGCCCACGCCCTCAGCTTGAATGGCTTTCCTAATGTTCTCCCAACCGGATAACCCACCGTACCAAGTCCATGTGCCCTCACCAACCTTGATCAAAAGCGACTCGATCCCGTGTGCCCTGGCAAATTGCGCCGCCTGCTGAAATTGCGCGATAGACCAGTTGATCGTGTCCACACCCAGAAACAGGAGACGCTTTCCCGTGGCCTTGGCTATGTCGGATGCTGTTGCCATGCCTCCTCCTTAATTTGTCGTTTAACGATGATTTCAACGCGAATCCAGAACAATGCCGCCATGATGAGCAGCAATGCATCAATGCCACTCTCGAAGAGAAAAAGTTGTAATGTGCGAGCGTCCAGCCTCTGGAGCCCATAAACAAGCAGCTCATTCATGGTCGATGTATACCCTCGCTCATGTGCCAGAATGATCGAGACCTGGACCATGTCAACTGGCTTATTCTTTTGTGCGAGAATCATTTGCGCGGCATTGACAATCGCCAAATAATCCGGTTGAGCCTGGATCAAGTACGCTTGTATGGGCTCACTGCGATATGCAGAAAGCACAGCCTGCTCTTGCTGAAAGCGTGGGAGCACGACCTGGAGATCAGAGATCGCTTGCACATGCTCGGCTGCTGGTCGATACTCCAGAATCAGCGCACTCTTGGCAATGACTTCACAGCGCGTTTTTTGTGCGTCTGCTTGACTGATTTGCGCGCCACTAATCGTCAGTGGTATGGCCTGAAATCCAGCATCAATGAGCAGGAGCAACAAGCAGAATGGCATAATGATTCTGGTGTATCGACGAAGTTTACGCACTTCGGTCCTCCATCTCAGAAGAAATGAGCGATATAGGCAACCACGATACCGCTCAGGATAGTGACCACCGTTGTCACAATGCCGATGAGGACGCGGATTTGAAGCTTGTCTTGGCTGTCCTTCATTTCGCCGACTTGCTTTTTCGTGTCTTTGACATCTTCTTCAATCCGGTCAACAGCGGACTTGATCGCTTGTAATTGCAATTCGTTTTCCCGCACAGGTACATACAGTTGCAGTTGTGAATGCAGTTGCGAGACCTGCTGCTCTAAGAAATTGAGTCGATAGATGATAGTGGCTAAATCTTGAGATGCCTGATTCCCTTGTGATGTCATATTTCATAGTGTTTCTCGATAGTGTGGGCGTCCATTCCAGTAAAACAAGAGAAGAGGCCATGTAGGGAGGCCCCTTGAATTAAGGAGCCACAGGACCAGACGGGCTGCCAGCCGTCGCTTGAATCACCGTGCCTGAAACCTGCAAGATCTGGGCATAGCTCAGATTGAAGACATTATTAATAGCAGAATTGTAGGCATTCTGTGCATCACCCTGGTTGGCGAACCACTGCACGTTAGGCAGTGAACCGGGATTATAAGGATCGCTGCTTGCAAAGATGAGAACGTAGAGATCTTGTGTCATGACGCTTTCCTTTCTGTTCTGTATCAATAACCAATGAGGACGACTTGTCCACTGCGAGCAACAGCGTTGCCACCATTTTCTTTGATGGTGTCGTACGGGCCAACCTGCCCAATGGAATGACTGAAAATGGTTGAAACCGTGGTCGAACTTCCATCGGATGAGTTGCCAAGTGCCGTGATCACGCTGATACCCTGCGTACTTCCACCACTCACAAAGCTCAGTCCTTGCGTGAACCCTGCAATGATTTGACCACCATTGGTGTATGCTGCATTGAGCACAACGCTATTGGCTGATCCTGCATTCTTGTAGTTGTTGAAATTAACCAGCGTGATTTTGAGTGAAGTGCCTCCAGTAAAGAACTCACTCACCGTCATCGTGCCGCTGGTCGAACCGTTCTTGACGGTGTTGTGCGTTGCGAGGTTCATGAGACTTGTGCCAGTCGCTAGACCTTTGGCGGTGACGATGCCTGACGATGCACTGACGTTGCTGTCAGTAGCCGCACTGTTGATCAGGACTAAGAAGCTTTCCAGGGCTGTCAGAAATGCCGCTGATATTCCCGGTGGGCCGCCGTTAGTCCAGGGACCGAAAGGTGTATATGACATGTTTTATCCTTCATGCATGTGTAAATGTAAAATCTAGTGAAAATTGGATCGATTCAAGATTAGTTTTCGAGTTGTGGTGGTAGAGACCACGCGCAATGAGCACACCTGTATTGGCTGCTGATGTGGCACTGGACCCGCCAAAGAAACCAACCTCCTCAATGTCGTCACCAATGGCGTCAGTTGGAGCCAAGTACATGTTAATGAGGATCTCGCCAGTGGCACCATTGGTGTAGGAGGTGACAGCCTTACGAAAAAGCTCATTGACAAGTTTCGTATCAGCAGCAGTGGGCGTTGCTGTACCGCTTCCTAATGCCACATAGGTGATCTTTGGCACTGATGAACCTTTGCTGCTATCCCGATAGAGATTAGCCCCGGCATCAGTAACCTGGATAGTTGACATTGCTCACCTCCTTTCTTAACATGGGTAAAGTACAGTACTAGGGTATAACGTTGTATTAACCACAGGACAGGCATAAACGTTGACTGTTAAGTTAGCAGACAGGGCAAGTGAGCCTGTAAAGGATTGCAAGATTGAGATGGATGAACCAACACCAACATTGATGCTATTGCTCGGCTGTTGCTGCTTGAGCAATGCACTGAAGAAATCGACCCATGACACGTCGTATGGACCTTGAACCGCAGTCACTGTGAACCAGATGTTAATGCCGTCAATCTGGTCCGACGCCTGCACTGTTTCAATCAGCATTTGCGCACTGTTGAGATTGTGATTGGGCAGGTTGACGGTGACGAGCTGGCCCTGCTGGAAGCCTGTTTGCAGCGTCGTGAATTGCAACTGCACACCTTGCTGTGCATAGCGGGTCAAGAGTTGACCTGCCTCACTCAGTCCATTCGAGAGAGAGGTGAGCGTGGCATCCTGTTCTACATCCTCAATAATGCCACTAGTGCCATCTATGCTGGCTTGATAGGCAATCTGTCCGCTGTTCTGGGCATAGATGACCGATGGATACTGACCGATATAGACGACCTGGAGCGTGTCACTACTGGTGAGTTTGGTTGCGCCACTGTCTTGAGTGATGACTGCATCACCTTGAGCCCAATAGAAGTCAGAGCCTGATGTGCCTTTGAGCCCGACCACTTTCGCAACACCATTCACCGTGATGGTTGGCACTGCCGACAACTGGTATCCCATCGTCCAGCTTTGTGTGGTGCTGTCTCCCTTACGCACTTCAGTCTGGGAGACCGTCTGTTGGTAGCCACCAAGGATGTATTGCCCATTGCGATACGTTGGATTGGATCTCTGCACTGTGCAGGGTGCCTTGACCTGCTCAATCTGCGTGCCATCAACTACGGTGCTATTCACGATGGCGGTGTATGGCACGAACCAGAGTTTTTTATTCTGATCAATCTGCCAATAGTAGGGTATACCTGCCGAGCTGGCTTGCTTCACAAGTGCATCCAGGGCTTCAGACATCTTGCAATACACAAAGGTCGCAGACGGGATCAGGCCAACGTTACCACCTGGATACAACGTTGTGCTTGGATAGAGTGTCGTGCTTGGTGTGACGCCATCGTAGATCTCACCGACTGTCACGCCTTCCTGGCTCAAGATGTTCGTGATGAGATCCTGCACGATGTAGCCACAGGTCTTATTCGTGTATGCAGCCACGACACGCCGCTTATCAGCCAAGTAGTGCTGATCAGTGCAGGTGACGGTGTGTATGAGCGAAGGTTGGAACCCTGGTTGCTGCTCCTTTGGCTGCGTGATGTAGCCGTTAAAGACGAGCGTGCTCGTAGTATCGTAGATCTGGACCTGCTGATATTGCTGAAAGTGTGACGCGGTGTCAGAGTGGACGGTAAACGATGCCTGGCTGCGCTTGCCAATCGTGTTCTGGATTTGCAGAGTGCCTGCTAACGTCGTGACAGCTTGACCATTGATCACAACGTTGTATGTCTTTGGTGGTGGGTTGGTCGGTGAGTACAGTCCTGCATTCGTGGCGACCGAACGTATCACAGGCATGATCGTTTAACCTCCTCTCTGATGTGCTAGGACATGACGTGATAGTAAAAGCCATAGACCGTGTTGCCCTGGCTTGCACTCGGCGCATTGACTGATGAGACAGTAAAGGTTGTGCTCGTGATAGCACTTACATACAGGTTGAGTGAGGCACTGGCGCTATTGATGGCAGTGATGACCACACGCGCGTTGGTGTATGACGCTGCAAAGGTCGCTACCACTTGCGAGCCAGCCGCAGGCGATGTACCTGAGCCAAAGGTGATTTTTCCAGAGACATCGCTCCCAGAGATCACAGGTGCAGGTGGTGAAGTACCGTTATTAGCACCAGCCGCAGCCGTTGGTGAGTTGCCTGCTCCTGTCGAGACGATGTGGTTAAGGACGGTGAGATCACCACACGTGGTATTGGTGTCTATGTACGAGGTTGTAGCAACATTACGCACATCGTTGTTGATGCTATAGACGATGAATGGATGCCCAATCTGCCCACCTTGCGCCTGATAGACGTACCCAATAGAGCCACTTTGACTGCCTCCATTGATAACGTTGTTGGAGACGGTACATACTGTTGTGGCGCTGCCCTTGCCTGTGATGGAGAGTGCTTGATAAGGCCCTGTTGCAGCCCCGTTCTCAAATCCGATGGTGTTCCCAATGCAGACTGATCCACGACCGTCTAGACAGTCGAGAGCGATACCAGCAATATAGGTTGATGTACCACTACCATAGCCATCGATGTAATTACCTATGCATCGTGTTGCATAGCACCGTTGTAGATAGATGCCATTTTGTCCAGTTCCATACACATGGTTGCCAGATACCAGCCAGCCTGGAGCCATCTCGACGCTGATACCAATGGTGCCTGCACTCTGGATAATGCAGTCCTCAAGGAAGCCATCAGTACACGAATTGAGCGGCGTGCCTGTATCATAGATGTGGATTCCGCATTGTCCGGCACTACGCACTTGCAACTTAGAGATCTTGGCCTCAACACACGTATTTGTGATGTGAGTACCGCCACGATTGAGACCTGAGAACAAGAAACCGTCGCCAGTCACGTTGTTGATGGTGAGGCGCTCAAAGATGCTATAGTAGTTCATCGCTACCAGCCCATGCGCGCCAGTGCCAGTTGTGCCACCATTGCCATTGATCTGAATGTCCCGAATCTCAACTGGAGAGCCACAGGTGGTCGAGTTGTTGTACCAGTCGGAACAGGCGAACACTGGCGTTGAGAGGTTCGCACTTGCTGACACCTTGATGACAGTACCACTATCACTATCACCAGCACCAACAATAGCGATATTGCCAGGGTAGATCAGCGTTGCACTCACCAGGAACGTACCGCGTGGGAACCTGATCACGCTGCCAGTCGTCGCGGCGTTGAAGCAGGCTTGGATGGCTGCCGTATCATTGGTCACGCCGTCACCCACTGCACCGTAGTTCGAGACCCATAGCTCTTTCTCGATGGGTACAACGACACTGGAGTAAGAAGTTGTCAGTCCAGACATATCACAACCATCCTCTCAAGACAATATTGCCTGCTGACGTACCATTAATGTTCTGATTTGCAGCAGTGAGCAAGTGTACAGCAGTACATTTCACGTCGAGCAAGAGCATTTGACCAGGATAGAGCAATGGTGATCCTGCACTGGTCGCTGTATCAAGGTCAAACTGCACATTCGCAGTCGTATTGTTCTGGATGAGCAAGTGGTTGACCTTCGATGCAAACGACCAGGAGGTATCAGAACCGCCCGTCGTGGCTGTAGGATTGCCGCCAGCCGCTGCCACATAGCCAGCCACCGCACTGATCACGACACGCTGTGGACCGTACGTCGTGTTGTTCTGGGTCGTGCTTGAGTCGAGTTCTTTGGCGGCTACAGCATTGGCGTTGGGATCATAGCCGCCTTCAAAATCCACATTGTCCGCAGACTGTGGAATGTTGAGACCGAGTGTAGACATACCTTTCCTTTCTCCACTACATGCCGTGAGCACCCACAGCGTAACGAATTTGGCTGGTAATGTAAGGCATAAGCGCACCTGAGACCCGTTGACCATCAATGGTCATGCCGTATTGCAAGAGGGATGCGATCTGATCTAATCGGGCGAGTATCTCTCTATTATCCCCAAGAGAACTGAGTTGATTGTTGGGAACAATAGAGGAGCCTTTAGGGACATACATGGCTTCGGGCCCTCGCTCCCCTACGATAGACCACCCGCCCGGTGCATTGGTTACGCCCCCTGCATAGCCCACGTAGCCACCGCCGCCCTCCATACTTACAATGCCCGGTACATTAAAAACACTCCCATAGGTGGCCTTTATGTACTCCACTGCCGCAGAAGCGTTATCAATTGGGTTGTAAATATTATTATGCCCTGGTAAAGCATATGCATTAAATGTCGCACCGATAGTTTGAAACAGTCCACGTGACGGATCGCCCATCATAGCGTTAATATCCCAATTGTTGATAGCGTTTGGATCACCACCACTCTCATGCATCGCAATGGCTGCAAGAGGACCAGCCCAATTACCAGGAACACCTGTGAGAGCCATAGCCGCTGCAATCCACGACTGCACATTACCCGGCACATTGACAGGCGTGCCACTAGCACCGCCGCCGCCAAAGTTGAAGCTAGGCATGTGCTTACCAATCCAGTCCACAGCCGTGTCTTTGAGCTTGTTGAGGATGCCTGAGGACATATCATTGAGCGCACCAGGAAGCGAAGGTGCACCGATGTGAAGTGCACTGAGCACATTATCGAGAATACTTTTAGCGCCGCCACCGATCCAACTAAAGAAGTCACCGAGCGCAT